CTTTGGTGTGGAATAAAGGAGGAGTTACATATGATAATTTCAACAAATTACTTTACTATGGCACTTTTTCGTATTTTACAAAATGGATTTCTTTGTGAATGTGATTGGGGTGTGTTGATTGGTGTGTGTTGATTGGGGGGTGTTGATTGGTATGTTGATTGGTATTGTTAGGATTTAAAGATGTTTTTCTATATTAATGTATTAACAAATGAATAGTTGTTGTAGAAGTATTAATGTTATAGATGATGCGGACAATGATGGTCGTAATCGTGATAATAATAGATTAACTATTAATTGGAGAAATGCCACTAGATATACAAATGAACTGTCTTTTAATGGCAAGGGGACTATGGGTAAAGTGGTGTGTGTATATGATCGATTGATGATGGATATTGTATTTCCAATTATTGGTTCTGGTTCAAGAAAGTTGTATAAATGGCCTTGTGTGCTTAATTATGATTGTCATTATGATTTATTTACAAATAATTGTAAGGGATTGGTGAATGGCAATGTTGTTGATAATATGATAGGTAAGGTAAAGTCAGTTGGAAAAGGTATGGGAAAAGGTGATGTATTGAAAAAATATACTGCGCTGCTGGAAGAAATGTTATTAAATAAAGTTGTGTATATTACATGTCGGGAGTTTAATGAACATGGAATAATAAAGGTAGATGTTTCTATCAATGGTGTCAATGTGATGGAAGTGATTGATAAAGAGTTGATGAAAATGGATTCGGTGGGAGAGAAGGGTGATGTGGCGGAGAAGGGCGGCGAGAGAGGTGACGATATGATGTGTGAGATTATGGTGTGATGTGTATGTGTGTGTGTGTGTGTGTGTGCGTGTGTTATTAAATTGAAGTAAAATATTAATTATTTGTAGAAGTATAATTAAATATGTCTATGTCTATGCCTATGTCTATGTCGGATTTTGAAATGAAAGAAAATAAAGATATCCAAACTATTATGGATGCGATTGGCAAATATGAAAATGCGGAGGATGTGTATTCGGGTTTTAAAAAAGGTCCCGATCCTAAACATGGTTTTATGTTTACTTTAGATGATTGGTGGGATCCAAAGCAACTTGTTGCCATGAAGTTTGTCTCTAATTTAGTATTGGACTTGGGATGGGATAGTAGTGGTTATGGGTTTATGATGCGGAAGATTGAATATGAGATTAGTAAAATAAAGTAAAGATATAAGATTGGTAAGATAATGTTAAAATAAGGGTAAGATAATGTTAAGATAATAAAAATATATAATTTTTATTATTTTACGCGTAAACTATATTTGCGGTAATGATGTGAGTTTCAATTGCTTCACTGTTTATAGGTAAGTGTGTTTCTTTTGCATTTATAATGGGTTCCACTTTGGCGGTTTTAATGCTGTGTCTAATGTCGTATATGAATTTTATGTATAAAAAATAGCATATAAATGGGGAGAGAAATGATGCTATTACGATTATACCGGTGCATTCACAATACATAAATTTGTGTCGTGTGTTAGGTATTGTGCGTTAGGTGCGGTGATGTTGTGTGTTAATATGTATATTATTTTGGTTTTATGTGGTTTGTGCTAGTTTTTATTTTTTTATTTTTTTATTTTTTTATTTTTTTATTTTTTTATTTTTTACATTTTTTTGCGGGACTTGGCCTTAACATTAGTGCGCTTTTTACAGTATTTAAATGGAGCACAACTGCTTTTCATACTAAATCCTCTTACTTTTTTTGTTAAACATGTTTTCTTACTAAAACGGCGGGGTAGTTTAAATAGTTTTCCGTCTTTTCTTTTACAGGTTTTGGTGCTGACAACTGCGGTGCAGCAACTGCGGAGGGATTTGCGGCGGAGGGATTTGCGGCGGAGGGATTTGCGGCGTCGGCGGGTGTGGTGCTTCATTATATATTCTGTACATAGTATATAAAATTATAAAATATGAAAGGTGTGTTAAGTTTATTATCATCTATTCCTATTTCTTATAGATTTGCCGTGTTGTCTGGTCTTTCTTGGGCATCAACTACCATATTAATTAAAAATTATTTACTTAAATCATTTGATCCTATGGAAATATATATATTACGGATGGGTATTGGTTTTCCTTTGTTGGCGATTTTGCTGGTTTTTGTATTATCCATGTCGTCTTTTAAAAAGGTAAGCATTCATAATAACTATTTTACTAGTCTTATCAAAAAGATTCGTGAAAAATATACGCATACTTTTATGATTGTTTTTGTGTTGTCTATTATAGCCGGGTTTGGTGGATTGTATTCGTTTTGGAGAGTATTAGAAATTAATAATGGTTCTTATTCGGTTGCTTTTGTGTGGCCTTTAGTTGTTTTATTTACAACACTTATCTCTTACTTTTTTTATGGTGAAAATATTACACGAATACAAGGTATTGGTATTGCTGTTATTATGGTGGGGTTGTTGCTTATCAATATAAAGTGAGTTGAATAGGGGTGTGAATGGTGGGGTTTATGAGATAAAAATTGTTTGGAAAAGGGAGAGAAAAAGTGTGGGTAGAGGAGTGGGAGATGAGGGTGTGGGTAGAGTAGGGGTGGAGAGGTTAGATTGAGAAGTTAACTATTGTCGCATTCGGCTTTGTGCTCGGTGCTGTAATGTTTGCAATTGACCCGGTGTTAATCTTTCTAATACTTGTTTTATACCACTATAAAACTGACACCAATCTTGTAAATTTATATTAATGCCTGACATATAAGGATTTACCATGGCAGCTTCCCACATTATATAGGTGCTTGGTAGAGTTACTGTTTGGCGTGATGAACCTCTACTAGCTGGTTTCGGGTTTAATTCCTTGACTTCTGCGCGACATAGTGGGCAGTTGTTGTTTTTTGACATCCACTTAAATATGCAAGATGTGTGGAATTTGTGTTTGCATTTCAATTGACAACATGGTGATTCGCTGTCGTCACATATTTCAAAGCATATCGAGCATTGTTCGGGTTCTTGTGCTTCATCATTGTCATGCTTTTTGTGTTCGTGTTGACATTGATTGCTTAATTTAACATTGTCGAGTGCTGTTTTTGCGCTTCTTTGCGAAGCTACATCAATTAACGGACAAGTTTTACGGTTGTGTCCTGTTTGTTTACAGTGACCGCACTTGTATGCTCTTCTTTTAATAGGAGCTTGTTGTGTTTGTGAGGTGGGTTGTGTTTGTGCTAACGATAACGCAGACATTGGTTTTGTTGTTTTGTTTTGTTGGTTTGTTATGATATGTTGGTTTGATTGCTTGTTTGTTAGATAGTTTGTTATGAGTTTTCATAAAGTACCAATTTGATGTCAATTTTGTGTTGTGTTGTGTTGTGTTGTGTTGTGTTGTGTTGTGATTTTATAAAAAAAGGTGTGCTTTTGTTTTTGTTTGTTTTGTTTGTTTTGTTGTTTTTTTGTTTTTTGTTTGTTTTGTTGTTTTTTCTGTTTTTGTGTTTTAATATGGGTATAGTTGTGGGGTATATAGTTGATTTCGGTTAAATACTCACGCGGCTGTGGCTAAATACTGGTGATAATACTTCATACGATCGTAGCGTGCTTTGAGACATATTATTTATTTCATGGCGTAAGTAATGATACATTTCACACCATTCTAAACGAGTCGTATTGGGAAATTGCTCCTGTAATTGGCTGTCGTTTGTTAATACCCACATTAAATCAGTAGATGGCATACGAATCTCTGGTTTGTGATGTCGGTTTGCTTTTTTGCGACATAGTGGACAGCTGTTGTTTTTTGACATCCACTTAAATATACAAGATGTGTGGAATTTGTGTTTGCATTCCAGTTCACAACATGCTTGTTGGTTGTCGTTACATGATTCAAAGCAAATAGAGCAATGTTCGTGCTCGTGCTCGTGATGCTCGGTGGGGTTTGCGTTTGCTTTTGCGTGTGCATCCATAAATTCATCTTCTAATTTTCTGGATACTGGTCGCGAACCTCGTTCGGTGGTTACATTTCTCATTGGGCAGGTTTTACGGTTGTGTCCCGATTGTTTACAAGTGCCACAACGATGTTGTCTCTTTTTTTTAGGAGCATTGGGCGCGAGTGGTTGTGTTGACATAACTGCTACTGCGGTGGTAGACATTATATGGTTTGTTGTTGTTTGTGTGTTTATTGTTTGTGTGTTTGTTGTTTGTTTGTTGGATAGTTGATTAAATTAAATCATTAGTACCATTTTTTGGTCAATTTTAATAAAAATTGTGTGGAGTGTGTGGTGTGTGGTGTGGTGTGATGTGATGTGATGTGGTGTGGTGTGATGCGTGTAGGTTGATAAATTAAATATATATTTAAAAAGATTATAGTAATTAGATATATATTATAAATTGTATATTGTATATTGTATATTGTATATTGTATTATGATAATTGAAATTATTGTGTTATGTTTTGGAATTATAGGGACTGTTTGGATGATGTGCAGAGTTTGCGATGATAGCGCGGATGATGAACTTTAATCATCATTGATGGATGACATAATCATATCAAATGTGGTTCCTATGATTATTCCGGATATGAAATCAGCACCATGATTGTGGCTGTGGTTGTGGTTGTGATTGCGTTCGTCATCTTTGCTGAATGATGCTATGATGATTACTGTTAGCAATCCAATAAACCGACCCGCAAATTCTGGCTGGTTTGTATTAGATTGTGTTTCATCATAACATTGCTGATATATCATTTCTTTAACGAACGGACTGGTTTTTGTATTAAGACATATACCGTGGTTTTTCTCATAGTCTGCGATGTTGTTTGCTTCAATTTTATCAAACATATTATACAAGTTGTTGTTGAGTATGCCGACCACTATGCCTCCTATAAACTCGTCCGCGGATGCAGTTGCCACGCACAAAGCAAATAGTATACAAACGGTTGTCTTTAGTTTTAACTTTAACATGATGTTTGATTGGATTGATGTGTTTGTTTGGGTGTTGTTTGCTGTGATTGGTTTGGTGTGATTGGGTTGTGTGATTGTTGGTTTGGTGTGATTTGTTTGGTTGTACTTTTAAATCAATTTATAAAAAATAGATTTGGGGAGGAGAATATGGGAGAGATGTTGTCGGAGGTGAGGTGGGATGCTGTTTGTTTAATATAGGCCGGCATCGGGTTGTAGTGATAAATCATAGGCGATTCGTGATCGTTGTTTTGCTTTGGTTTCTCGTCTCATATATGCTTTCCATGCATCTTGATCGATCGTCCATTGATATCGTGTGTTTCGTTGCCAAAATGGTTCCGTGCGCTTAAATCTGGCGGCAGTCATGATCTTATCTGGGCTGGATTGCCATAACTGTTGGCGTTCTCTTGCCGTCGTCCATAGGCGCTTTATTGTATGTTGTGTCACTTCGTCAGAGAATGTTACGCGTTTGCGTTTAGTAGTGATTTTTGTGGGTGTGATTACGATTTGTTTTAATTGAGCTTCGACCTTTTCATTTATTTCATTATACATTTTATCAAGTTCGCGATCGGCTATTGTTGATGATACCTTTTTTGTTTGCTTTTTTGATGACAATTTTGACATAAATGCTTGTGATACGATTGAAACCATGATTGTTTGTTGAGTAGGGTTGTTATGTTGTTGTTTGCTTGCTTGTTTGTTAGAAGTTGATTAATTTAATTTATTAAGTACCAGAATTATTTCAATTTAGATTTTGGATAGAAATAATTTATAAAAAAGGGAGAGATGTTTGATGTGTTGGGGTATAGGAGATGGTTGATTGTTATTATTTAATGTTCTGGTATGCAGCGAGAGTTTCGTCTTTCTTGTAACATTGCTATTATTTTATCTACATATGAAGCATACATTGATGATGCCATATAATATTCTTTGTCATAGGTGTATCCAGGAAAGGAAGGGCAGTCACAGTAGTCATCCATTGTGGTTTTGTTTGTGTTGTTTTATTTGTGTTGTTTTGTGTTGTTTTGTGTTGTTTTGAGATTGGGTTGATTGTTGATTTTATTAAGTTGTACTATTTTGTCAATTTATAAATGGGAGAGATGTTTGGTTGTGATGTGGAGAAATATTAAAAGTTGACGCAAATTTGGTACTTGTAGTCACCTGTAGTAAATATCATTACTAATAACATGAGTCTATCAAAATCTAATACTAAACTAACTTATTTGGAGTTTATCGGTTGTACTGGTAAAACGGCTCCACGCAATCATTGGGAAGATGAAAACAATCATAAGAAATACATGGAATATTTAAGTTATAAATTGGGATATACCAAGACAGAGCATTGGTATGGTATAACAAAAAAATCAATAAAAGATAATTATGGTGGAGGGTTGTTATATCGTTTCAATAATTCTCCATATAAACTTATTAAAAGTGTATTTCCTGAGAATGAATGGCTGGTTTGGATGTTTAAATGTGCGCCTAATGTATGGAAAAATGCGGCTATTCGCAAGGAATATGTTTTATGGTTAGGTGAAAGATTGGGATACAATAATAAGGATGATTGGTATGGTATAACAGCAACAGCAATAAAAGATAATTATGGTGGGGGGCTATTAGATAGTTTCGATGATTCGCCACATAAACTTCTTGAAAGTGTATTTCCTGATTACAAATTGTTGGTTTGGTTGTTTATTCGTGCGCCACAAGGTATATGGAAAAAAGCTGATATTCGCAAGGAATATGTTTTATGGTTAGGTGAAAGATTGGGATACAATACTATGGAAGATTGGTATGGTATAACAGCAAGAGTAATAAAAGATAATTATGGTTGTGGATTGTTATATTGTTTCGATGATTCACCATATCAGCTTATTACGGATGTGTTCCCTGAGTATAAATGGCTGGTTTGGATGTTTAAATGTGCGCCTCATGTATGGGAAAATGCTGATATTCGCAAGGAGTATCTGGAATGGTTAGGTAAAAGATTAGGATTTAATAATATTGAAGATTGGTATGGTATAACAACAAACGCAATAAATGATAATTATGGTAGTGGATTGTTAGGTCGTTTCAATAATTCTCCATATAAACTTATTAAGGATGTATTTCCTGAGTATAAATGGTTTGTTTGGATGTTTAATGTTACACCCAAAGGTATGTGGGAAAATGCGGCTATTCGCAAGCAGTACATAGAATGGTTAGGTAAAAGATTGGGATTTAATACTATGGAAGATTGGTATGGTATAACAACAAACGTAATAAATGATAATTATGGTGGAGGGTTGTTAGGTCGTTTCAACGGTTCGCCATATAAACTTATTAAGGATGTATTTCCTGAGTATAAATGGTTGGTTTGGATGTTTAAACATACGCCTAACAATGAATGGACGGATTCTGGTATTCGCAAGGATTATGTTTTATGGTTAGGTGAAATATTGGGATATAATAACAATGAAGATTGGTATGGCATATCAGTCAAAGCAATAAACGATAATTATGGTTGTGGATTGTTAAAGAATTATTACAGCGGTTCGCCATATCAGATTATTAAGGATGTGTTCCCTGAGTATAAATGGGTTAAAAGTAAATTTTGTAATCTTAAAACAGAGAAAAAAATGGTTGATTATTTACATAAAAACAAAGAGAGACTCAATATTGATTGTATAAAGCATGGTTATCGTCCTAGTTGGGCGGATGTTAGGGCGACTGATAATACTTACTATATTTATGATATATACATTAAATTAATAAATGGAGTTGAAAGTATTATTGAAATTGATGGTCGCCAGCATTATGTGCAAGTATCAAACTGGAATTCTCCAGAATCAACTCAAATAAGAGATAGGAAAAAAGAAGATTTGGCTGTTTATAACAATCATAATTTATTGCGCGTTAATCAGGATGATGTATTGTCGGATAAAGGAGATTGGGATGAGATCGTTGATGAATTTATAAAAGAAGTGTATGAAAGTGAAGGGGTGTTGATTATAGATGATTGCGCGGGAGGAGAACGATACAGTGAAATCTAACCCCCTCTCCCTATCTCCCCTCTCCTCTTCCCTTCTACTCCCCTATCTACTCCTTAATCTACCCCCATATAATACCTTAATCTACCATATAATCAATATAATATAAAATCAGAAATAGGTGATAAAAGCAGAAACCGGTGGGAAAAATAGAAACCGGTATAAGGTGTTTTCCCGCCCCCCTTTTTTACTCTTTAATCTCTGTCCCTTTTCTCTCCCCAAATTGATTATAAATTTGTACTTATTTTATAAGTTAATCTATCCTTCTATCTTGCATATTATTCAACTTTAAATACTTTGTGTTATAATGAGTGACTGTGAATTACCATATTTCCCTGGTTTTAATTATGATAAAGATTATTATATGTCATCGTCGTTTTATTCGCGTTATATTGATGATGAGATTAACAGGTTGAAAAATGGTTCAACTGATACTGAATGCTATTATTTAGCGAGGAACGGTTATGCTTCTCCTGCTAAATATAAGGGAAAACCAATTTATTATAAACGAACTGCATTTCTAGGAAGTGGTTCCCATGATATTTCGCCGGTGACAATCGATTCTATGAATACATTTATCAACGATAAGTCTTTTAATAAAGAAGGCTGGTTGGAAACAAACGAGTTTTGGGTTGTAAATGATATTGGAATGAATTCTATGATATTCAAAAAAGCATGCCAAACTTCTTATTAAATAAAAAATATATAAATATGTTGAACTCCCATTTTTTCTTTTTTTAAAAAGAAAAAATGGGAGAGAAAGTGGTAGAGTGCAATCTATGGTTATGTTGTGTGGGTTGATAGGATGTATAGTATATAACCGATAATACTTATATATTATACAACATCACATAATACCTTAATAACCCCTATATATAGAAAATCAGAAATAGGTGGGAAAATCAGAAACCGGTAGGAAAAATATACCGTTAATATAGTATAATTCCACTCCCCTTTCTACTCCCCTTTCTACTCCCCTTTCTACTCCCCTTTCTACTCCCCTTTCTACTCACCTTTTCTCTCCCTTTTTTACTTTTTATTTAAAGTAAATTAATAAGATTAATAAATAGATTGATATATGAAATAAAAATAAATCTTTATTTGACATTTGTGTAAACCAATATGTTTTTGAGGGAGAGAAAGTGTTAAGATAAATTAATGCTAATATAAGGTAGATTATTAAATAATTAAGGTTATTTATTTTATTACCTTTTTTTATTTTTAAAATAAATAAGATAAATAAAAGGGGAAGATAATGCAAGATTATATCTGAAATGTTGATTATTTTTTTATATTTTTCAGGTATCCTTTCTTCATATCTTTTTAATATATAAATTCCTATTATATTTGATGTTAATACGATACTTATTATAATGGGATTTAACATTCTTTTTTTTAATAAAATTAAAAAAAAGAATAATACCCATATACTTAATATACCGAATATTTCTTTCATATGTATTATTTATAGATTTTTATGTGTGAAAAAGGGAGAGAAAGTGGTAGAGTTGAATCTAGGATATTGGGGTTTGTTTGGTGGGGGTGATAGGGGATATAGTATATAAAACAATGTAATTATATATTATAAAATAGTAAGAAATACCTTAATAACCCCCCTCCATATATAGAAAATCAGAAATAGGTGGGAAAAATATACCATTAATATAGTATAATCCCGTCTCCCTTTCTACTCTTCTTTCTACTCTTCTTTCTACTCTTCTTTCTACTCTTCTTTCTACTCTTCTTTCTACTCTTCTTTCTATTCTTTTATCTATTCTTTTATCTATTCTTTTATCTATTCTTTTATTTATTCTACATTTCTCTCCCTTTTCTATTCTTTTATCTTACTTTTTTTTTAATAAAATTAAAAAAAAAGTTTCACATTTTATCTTACTTTTTTTTAATAAAATTAAAAAAAAGTTTCACATTTTGCTTTCCATTATTCGTTCTTCTAATCCTACCCAATTTTTATATTGTTCAAAGGGGTTGATTATATATTTCATAAATTCGTCCTCTTTTAATTCTTTTCTTTTTTTACATAATATTACACACCTCCACTTTCTTAATCGCTCCGCTTCTTCCATTTCTAATTGAAACATTCGGTCGATTACTGAAAATGATGATTTTAACAATAATATTGTCGTCAACGCATGCTCCTTCGTTTTGTATGCTAAATTCAACTTACACTTCTTTTCTTCTTTTAATTCTAACACTTCTCTCTCTCTTTTTAGGTGGATTATTCGATTCGTTATATCACGCAGTTTTGTTGTGTAGTCTT